GGAAGAAGCTTTGTGTCTTTAACAGCTTTTTTAGTTGGTAACCCCTCGGCATTTGTTTCTGATATGTGTACACAATTATCTTCTCAAGCAACCTATTATCATGATGGGAGTGGTACTTATCCCACTACTGGAGATATAGTTTATTTGAGCAACTCCACATCAAACCCAGTAGATGGAGGTACTGGAGTGCAGTGGCCAATTTTTCCCGGTGGACCTAATGCACCAGTTGGATGGTTTAGAATAACTGGAAGTACAGGAACAGTGCAAGGAACAGGAGCTTGTAACCCTTAAGTTTAATTAATATATTTATAAAAAGATAGTAATGGCAATTAAAATATTAAGTAGCGAAAACATAACAGGGAATATAACTTTACATCATCCCTCTAATGCTCCTTACATAGATTTTGTAGAAAATGCTGATACAAGTGATTCTAAAGCAAGAATTACAATGGATCAAGTTGACACTAATAATGGTAAATTAATATTTAGTACAGAAAATTCAGGCACACTAACAAATGCCTTACTTATAGACAACTCTGGTGTTGTAACTGTAGGAACATCTAAAAGATATGTAGATTCAGGAAACACACAATTTGATTTGGAGGTTACTGAAGGAATGGCTTTTGGTGGTGCTGCTTTTACTTATGCTACTATACAAGGAGACAGTGCAGGACTTGGAAATATAGAAATTTGTGCAAATGCTTATCCAGCAAATACAGGTGCTGAATCAAAAATAACTTTTAAAACTTCTACTACATCGGGTGGCCAATATGATGATGTTTTAGTTATTAAAGGTAGTAAGGTAGGAATCGGAACTGATTCGCCTGCGCAAAACTTTGTGGTTGCAACTACCACTAATGGTATAGGTATAGAGCTTGTTCCTGGAACTTTATCATATATACAAGCATATAATAGAGGTACATCAGATTACAGTGATTTAAAAATAGATGCAGAAACAATAGCTTTTGGTACTGATAACGGTGCACAAAGAATGCTTATTAGAAGTAGCGGTACTGTTGGTATTGGTTCTGATGGTTTTGATTCTCAAATGTTAACTATTGCGGCAGGTACTCTTGATGGTGCTATATACGCAACAAGTACAGATGCTAACTGTTTTGCTTCATTTAGAGATAATTCAAGCACAGCAAATATTGAATATGGTGCAATAGGCAATAATCATGTATTTAGAAAAGATGCTACTGAACAAATGCGTATTGCAAGTGATGGAAGTGTTACTATAGGTTCTTCTACATTGACGGGGCCAAGGTCGTTAACTTTGTTATCTGCAACAAATGCTACAAATTATGACATAAATTTCCAACAAGCAGGCACTACTAATTACGGTAGAATACGTTTTACAGAAGGTGCCTCTGATTTTCAATTTATTCCTCAAGTAGGTCAGGGTCCAAACTTAACATTACAATATGGTGGTAATTCATTTTTCTCAAGAGGCAACGTCGGGATCGGAACGACTTCGCCTACTCTTGGTAAACTTCAAGTGGAAGGTAGTGGATATTTTGGCCCTGTAGGAACTGGCAATGCAACTACTAAAGCGGAAATGCAAAGCAACGCTGTATTAAGGTTAAAACCACACGACAATAATTCTACTAATATTAATTTTGCACAGGTTAATAATGGTGGGGGAATAGGAATACAGACAACTAATGGCCCAGGAACAGCAAATTGGGATATTGCTTTAAGTCCTTTTGGCGGGAAAGTCGGAATCGGAACGACTAATCCTTCTTCACAACTTCACGTAAAAGGAAACACCGTTGGCGGAAATGTCACTACTAGATTTGAACCACAAAGTAACAACGCCCAATCTACTCTTTATCTTAGTTCCACAGGTTCAGGCGATGGTGGGTATTATTACAATTCAAATAATAACACTGCTGGATTATTTTCTTATGGAGACTACACTTTTAATGTAGGGACAGCAAACATTAGTGGCACAATTGGCGACCCAAGAATGGTTATTAAACAAGGCGGCAACGTCGGGATCGGGACGGCTTCGCCTGGTCAAAAACTAGAAGTTTATCAAGCTGAAACAAATTCACAAGCATATGTAACTGTTCAAAATAACAGGTCAAGAAATGCTGCTGTTTTAACACAAACAACTAATGGTGGGTTTTATACAGGTACAAGTATAGGTACAGATACATTATGTTGGCAAGTTTATGACGCAAGTGCTGGAGAAAGAATGCGTATTACAAGTGATGGTAGAGTAGAAGTAACAGGTAATGTTTTAAGTATTGATACCGTAGACGAATATAGGCAAGATTTTATAACAACAGGAGTATCAATCCCGTTTTTTGATATTGATTTGAAAAGTATTGGGGCATCAGGCCAGCCTTTTGAAGTCTTTGTAGCTTGGACACATTATGCAACAACTTATGGTGCTGGATTGCATCAAGCGTATTACCAAAGAAGTACCGTTCAGTCTAACATATCACTTATACATACCTATTTTAATCAAACATCTAGTAATGGTGGTGCTTGGTCAGTTGTTTGGTTGACTGGAACAGAAATACGAGTTCAAAAAAGTGCAGGTACTCATGCGGGTCAAGGTTATGGGTATATTAGAGTAACACGTTTAAAACCATAAATATGAAATTAGTATTTAATAAAGAAGGAAATTTTGTATTATCACAAAAAAACATAAACAAGTTTTATGTTGGTAACGATGATTATATAATTAAAGAAGTTGACAATTTTGATATAAAATATACATATTCTTATGTGAACGATGAAGTTGTAAAAACTCTATTTATACCTTCTGAACAAGAGCTGCAAGATTATAAAGATATTGAAGAAAAATTAAAATATCAACAACCTAGAAAATTAGCGTATCCGAGTATTGAAGAACAACTTGATAAATTATTTCACGATATTGATAACGGTACATTAGATAAAAATGGAGAATTTTATTCTGTCATTAAAACAATTAAAGATAACAATCCAAAAAAATAAATAGTATCATTATCTAATATAAATTTTACTATCTTTGTAAAAATATTAAAGAATGGCAAATTTTTATAAATGGACAATAAATCAAATGAACGCCCGTATCGAAGAAGATGGGAATCAAAACGTAATCTACACAGTACATTGGACGTATACCGCTCAAGACGACAAAGACTCGCAATACACCGCTAGCCAAATAGGAACTTACTCTTTAGAGTATGATCCGTCCACACCTTTTGTTCCTTACGCAGATGACGAAGGATTTGAAAATATTGTTATTAGTTGGTTAAAAGCAGGGTTGCCTGTTAGCGAAATGGAGTTAAGTTTATCTAAACAAATAGATTTAGAGAAGCATCCTATAGATGAAGATTTATACTTTACATGGGATAACCCAGTTCCTCCGGCACCGCCTGAAGAATAGTAATATATTTACTATATTTACATAAATAAAATTAACATTAAAAATAAATTAAAATGAGTGAAATTAAATTAACTGAAGACGAATTAAAAAAAATTCAAGAACTAAACCAAGACTTTACTAAAGCTAAATTAGAGATTGCTGATAATGTATTAAGACAGCAAATGAATCTAAAATCTTTAGAAGACTTAAGAGGTGCGTTTGGTATTGAAGAGAAAAAATTAGCGGAGAAATATGGGCAAGATGCTGTTATTGATTTAGCAACAGGTATTGTCACTAAAAAACCGCAAGCAGTAGAAGCAGAACCTATAAAATAAAACAATGGCTAGAATAAGTAATACCACAGCGTACTCAAGTATAATTCCTACACTGCCGGATTACTTTGTGCTAACAGATGCAGAGAATAATTTAAACACTAAAACTTGTACGTTAGAAAACTTACAAACTTTATTTGGCTTAAATACTACGTCCGTTACAATAGCTATTCCAGAAACTTATTTAAAAGTAATTGCAGCACAACCATACACATTGCTAGCTCCTCCTGGAGACGGTTATGTGTATGATGTTAGCGAAATTGTAAGCTTAATGATTCCAGGATCAACTCCTTATAATTTTGTAAACACTTTAAATATAACACAAGGAACTATTCAAGAACCTTTGGATATAGATTTATTAAACGCTGCTGCTAAAAAAGTATATAAAAATGATCCATCACCAGCAGAATTTTTACCTGAAAACGCAGGAATAACATTAGGTGGTTTGGCTAGTCCAAGTGCAGGGAATGGAACTTTATATATAAATATTACATACAGAAAGCTAAAATTAGATTCTACATTTTAATTAAATGGACATTAGAAAGATTTCAATAGGAGCAGACTATAAGTCTGGAGCTATGCATTACATAGTAGGGCAGGATGTTCTTGGAGGATCTTATATTATTCATTTAATACAGCACGACTCAGGCGCAAGTTCATATAAGATTTGGATAGAAAAAAATAAAGAAATTGTTATATGGAAAGAGTTTAAAACTACCTTACCTATTTCTATCGAATATAATATAAACTTTTAATGCAATCTCCATTTTCATTTATTGTACGTCCTGTAAACGGCACTAGGTATGATAACGTAAAGAAAATAGCAGACTTAGATTTTTTAATTAGCGTATCAAAAGAAGATCATAAAACGGCTAATAGGTATGCGCAAGTGGTGTCAACTCCAATAAATTATTCAGGAGATGTCAATATAGGTGACATACTTTTAGTACATCATAATGTTTTTAAATATTACAATGACATGTACGGGCGTGAGAAAAGTGGTAAAAGCTTTTTTAAAGACGATTTATTCTTTATTGACTTTGATCAATTTTTTTTGTATTATAATAAAGAAGAGTGGAAAAGCCATTCTAAGTATTGTTTTATAAAACCTATTCCGCCAAAAAAATCTTTTTTAGGAAAGACCGGCAAAGAAGAACCTCTTATGGGTGTTGTTAAATATAACAATCAAGAGTTAAAAAACTTAGGTGTAAAGGTAGGAGACGAAGTGTCTTTTACTCCTGAGTCTGAGTATGAGTTTTATGTAGAAGATGAAAAGCTATATAGAATGTTTACAGATAACATAACTATGATTATGTAAATGGATATTAAAGATATTAAAGAACAAATAATAAAAGCTGGAGAAAAAGCTGTTATACAATTAATAAAGGTAGCTAAAGAAGATATTATTAAATACGATAAGGATGATGAGTTAGCTGCTGACAGATTAAAGAATGCTGCCGCTACTAAAAAGCTTGCTATCTTTGACGCTTTTGAGATCCTTAAAAGAATAGAAGACGAAAAGCAATTATTAGAGGGTGGTGATATAAAGAAAAATAATACCCCTAAAGGATTTGCAGAATCAAGATCTAAATAACTTATACACTACACTAACTAGAGTAGTTCCAAAAAATGTTTTATCTACAAAGAATAAAGCAAGAACTTGGACTTATGGTTATAACGAAAAATATAATTTTGTTGTTATATCTAAGTCAGGTCAAATAGGTGATGTCATAGAAATAAATGGCCTACATATTGCATTACCAAAAGCTCCTACAAAAGTTTATTCAAGATCCAAAAAAAAAGATGATCAGTATTGGGAGGCGCATGAAATAAGTAAAGAGTTAAAAAGAATACAGTCAATATTTCAATGGCATGAAGCTCCGATACAATTCAAGAACAAATGGGTGGATTATATCGAACAAGAGTTTGATAGGAGAGAAGAAGGTTTTTGGTTTATGAATAACGGTGTTCCTACTTATATTACAGGAACACATTATATGTATTTACAATGGACAAAGATTGACGTTGGTCATCCAGACTTTAGAGAAGCAAATCGTTTGTTCTATATATTCTGGGAGGCATGCAAAGCTGATAAAAGAAGTTTTGGTATGTGTTATTTAAAAATAAGACGTTCTGGGTTTTCATTTATGAGCTCGTGTGAAGGTGTTAACACAGCGACAATAACTAAAGATTCTAGAATAGGTATACTATCAAAAACTGGTGCGGATGCAAAGAAGATGTTTACAGATAAGATAGTGCCAATATCAAACAACTATCCTTTCTTTTTTAAACCTATACAAGATGGTATGGATAAGCCTAAAACAGAATTAGCTTATCGTGTTCCAGCTTCTAAGATTACTAAAAAGAATATGTATACAGTAAGTGAAGAGGAGCTTGAAGGATTAGACACAACAATTGACTGGAAGAATACATCTGATAACAGTTATGATGGTGAGAAGTTACAGTTATTGTTACACGATGAAAGTGGTAAATGGGAGAGGCCAAACAATATATTAAATAACTGGAGAGTTACAAAAACAACATTAAGGTTAGGTAGTAAAGTTGTTGGTAAGTGTA